CAAGAACCCTCTTGTCATCCGGCCGGAAGAGGACATATTGGAAGTTGCGCCGGTATCGTATGATTTCGCGTCGCTCGGGAAGGCACTGGCATGACCACCGCGACCATCCCTGGGATGCTTTTAAGCTGCGACCAGCTTCGCGACAGGCTTCTTAAGATTTCCGATATGCTGGCGACGCTGGGCCAGCCGGGGGTGCGTTCGGTGCGCGACACGGACGGTTCTGAAATCCAGTATTCACAGGCATCGCTCGACGCGCTGCGCGGCGAGCGGTCGCGGCTGGAGGCGATCTACAACACCTGCTGCGGCGGGCGCAGCCGTCCCTTCGGATTTGTCTTTTGATCGACATCCAGACCCTCGGCGGCGCGCTCGAAGGGGCCGAGAACACCTCGCGCGAAACCATGCTGTGGCACGCCGATAGGCGTAGCCCAGACCAGATAATCAACCAAGTCAAAGAAGAAGCGGACCTGCGCGGCCGGGACATTGTTACAAACGACGGCTACGCGCAAGGGGTGGTTGAAATCCACCGTGATACGATTGTCGGCAACCAGTATCGCTTGAATGCCCAGCCCAACTGGCAGGTCTTGTCGCATCTCTATTCGACCAAGTTCGATGAGGTCTGGGCCGAGGAGTACCAGACGATCGCCGAGGAGATGTTCAACCTCATCGGCGAATCCAACGCGGCGTGGCTCGACGCCCAGCGCAGGCTTACGTTTTCGGGGCTGATACGTCTTGGTATCGCCGGGTTTACTTTTACCGGCGAGGTGTTGGCTACAGTAGAGTGGATACGAGAGGTAGGGCGTCCCTTTAATACCGCGATCCAGTTCGTGTCGCCTTCACGGCTGTCCAACCCTACCGGGCGGGGCGACGACGCAAACCTGCGAAGGGGTGTTCAACGCGACAGCCGGGGCAAGCCGGTCGGGTATTACATCCGGGTCGGCTACCCGACCGAGTGGTACTACGGCGTCGATAATTACAACTGGAAGTTCGTGCCGGTCGAGAAGCCCTGGGGCAGGCGTCAGGTTATCCACATCGCCGACCAGATGCAGCCGGACCAGACGCGCGGCGTCAGCGCCCTGGTGGCGGTCCTCAAAGACATGCGGATGACCCGCAAGTTCCATGAAATTGTATTACAAAATGCGGTCATTAACGCGAGCTACGCAGCCACGATAGAAAGCGACCTGCCGCGCGAGGTGGTGGCTGCGGCAATCGGAGCTGGCACGGTGGGGGACGCGACGGGTTCGTTCCTGAACGTGATCGGCGGCTACCTCGATTCTATGAAACAATATGCGTCCCAAGCTGACGCGATTGCGGTGGACGGGGCGAAAATGCCCCACCTGTTCCCCGGCACCACCCTCAACCTGAAGACGCTTGGAACCCCTGGCGGGGTCGGTACGGATTTCGAGGTGTCGTTGCTGCGCCACATCGCGGCGGGCCTGGGTATCTCCTACGAAGAGTTCGCGCACGATTTTTCCAAGACAAACTATTCGTCGGCCCGCGCCTCGATGCTGACGACTTACCGCCACATGCTGGCTAAGAAAAAGTTCGTCGCGGATCGTTTGGCCGACGAGATTTATACCGTGTGGGCCGAGGAGTGGCTCAACGCCAAGAACCTGCCTCTGCCGCGAGGTTTCAAGTCCGATATCTTCTACCAGCCTTTCGCCAAGGAGTGCCTGACCGCCTGCGACTGGATCGGCACCGGGCGCGGCCAGATAGACGAACTCAAGGAAACCCAGGCGGCGATCCTGCGGGTGAACTCGGGCTTCTCGACCCGCGAGATCGAGGTCGCGAAATTCGGCGGCGACTGGCGAAAGATTTTCCGCCAGTTGGAGCGCGAACAGCGGCTCTCCAATGAACTCGGTCTGTCGTTTTCGCGGGACGCGACCAAGGACCAGACAGGATCGGGTCAGACGGTCATGGACCAGTCCAGCGACCAGCAAGACCAACAAGAACAGCAGGAGGCGGCATGAGAATCCATATCGCGTTCGTGTCGCCCGAGCACTGCGACTTCGCGGTTGAGTTGGCGGCGGCGGTGAGGCTGGAGCCGCGCGTGGACCTCGCCTTGGTGGGCGCCCGCTACGGTATGGACGTTGGTAGCAAGCCGTTCGCCTATGGTGGCGGGGTCGCGGTGATCCCGGTTCACGGCTTGTTACTCAATCGCTTCCCCGGCTCGGTCGGTTTTGCAACCGGGTACGACTTCGTGCGCGGCCAGCTTCGCATGGCGCTGGCCGACCCCGACGTGTCAAGCATACTGTTCGACATCAATTCGAACGGCGGCATGGCGGCGGGCTGCGGGGAACTGGCGCAGGAAATTTACCGCTCGCGAGAGGTGAAACCGAGCCTAGCAGTGGTTGATTCCAACTGTTATTCGGGCGGGTACTATCTCGGCAGCGCGGCTAGCCGGATCGTCTCTACCGTATCCGGCGGGGTCGGCTCGATAGGCGTGGTGGCGATGCACGTCGATCAATCGAAACTGCTTGAAGATGTCGGCGTGAGCGTGACCTTCATCCAGGCGGGCGAGGAAAAAACCGACGGTAATGCGTATCAGCCCTTGTCGGAGCGGGCCAGGGAGCGCATAAATTCTACCGTACAATACCATTATGGGTTATTCACCGAAGCCGTCGCCAAGTTTCGCGGCATTCCGGTGGAGAATGTCCGAGCGACCGAGGCGCGTTGCTACACGCCGCCCGAGGCGCAAGGGCTGGGGCTTATCGACGGCGTGGTCGATGCCGACGTGGGAATGCTGAACACTAGCGAGGGCCAGATGGAAATCAGTCAAGACGATATCGCGCGCATCGCCGCCGAGGCCGCCACAAAGGCCGTCGCCGACGACCGGGCGCGGATGTCGGCGATTCGTAACTCGCCCCATGCCAAGGGCCGCGAGAAGCTGGCCGACCACCTCGCCCTCAACACCTCGATGGGTGCCGAAGAGGCAGCCGCGATACTGGAGCACGCGCCGGCCCGAGAAGAGCAAGAGAAGGGCAACAACTTCGCGGCGGCGATGAACATGACCCAGAACCCGAATGTCGGCCCCGACAATGCCGAAAACACGGAAGGGGTCAGCACTCCCAACCGCATCCTGGCGAACTACAAGGCAATCACCGGCTACGGCTACCGCAAGTCGGCGTAGGGGGAAGAGGCATGGCAGGGAGCTATCCCGATCTTCTGGCGCACGGTGTAGAAGACGCTGGCCGGTTCGACCAGTTCGACCTGTTTGCCGGTTCCGGCCCGTGGCACACCACCCAGATGTTGGTCGAGGACAGTCAGGCAATCGAACAGTTTGCCCCGGTTGCCTTGAATACCGACGGCAAGGTGGTGCCGTGGGTGTCGGGCCTGGACCCTGCGCTGGAGGCATTCGGGATCATGGCCCAGCCGGTCGATGCCAGCACCCCCGGCAAGTTCGCGCCGATTTTTATCTCGGGCGGCTTCAACCATGAGGCTCTTGTGTGGCCTCTCGCCACCGACACGCTCGCCGAGCGGCAAGCCGTGTTTGCCCGCACGCCGATTTATGTACAACAGCTATTGTAGGGGGTTTATATGGCAGGTTCCTACCCGGACCTCCTGGCGCACGGCGTCGAGGACGCAGGCCGGTTCGACCAGTTCGACCTGTATGCCGGGTCGGGACCGTGGAACACTACCCAGATGCAGGTTGCGGACGGGCTGGCGGTCGAGCAGTTTCAAGTCCTTGCAATCGACAGCGGCGGCAAGTTGATCGCATATACAACGGGTTCCATAGCGGCGGCCATTGCCGCGCAACCGATGGAAGCCGCTACCCCAGGCAAGTTCATGCCGATCTTTATTTCCGGCGGTTTCAACCACGAGGCCCTCGTGTGGCCGGTGGCTATCGACACACTGGCGGAACGACAAGCTGCGTTCGCACGCTCGCCGATCTACGTCCAGCAACTCCTGTAGGAAGGGGAGCGCATGGCTGTTTCACTGTATTCCACGCAGGAGTTGATCGAGGTTCAGCAACGCCTTGAGAACCTGCCTGACGGGTTCTGGCGCAATCGTTATACCCGCGTCATCACCAGCGACCGCGAAGAGATCATGTTCGAGGTCGCCGACCGGGACAATCGCAAGTTGGCCCCCTTTGTCGCGCCGAACGTCCAAGGCCGCGTCATGCGGGGCCAGGGCTACGAGGCGAGGACGTTCCGCCCCGCCTACACCAAGCCCAAGCACATTGTCGATCCTACAAAGGCCATTCCCCGGATGATGGGAGAACCTATCCTGGGCGGCATGTCGATGGCGGCGCGCTTCGATGCGGTGGTTGCGAACAACATGCGCCTGGAACTGGAGTCTATCCAGCGCCGCTGGGACTGGATGGCGTGCCGCGCCACCGTTGATGGCTTTGTGCTGGTCGAGGGCGACGACTACCCTCCCACCCTGGTCGATTTCGGTCGCGATGCGACCCTGACGGTCCAGTTGACCGGGACGGCGGTGTGGAGCGCGACGGCTACCGCAGACCCGCTGGGAGATTTGGCCGAGGCCAACGACGCCGCATTCGCGCTTGGCAACGCGCCGATCACCGACCTTGTGTTCGGGATCACTGCGTATGCGAACTTCATCAAGAACGCTGAAGTCAAAGAACTCCTGAGCACGATGACCCGTGCCTCGAATAGTTCCTTTGCGACGATACCCTTGATACAAAACGAAAACTACCAGAGCATGGGCTTTATCGACTCGCCGGGCGGCGGTAGGTTTAACCTCTGGCGCTACTCCAACTGGTACTCGGCGGTAGCCTCCAACGGCGCTCTGACGGTCGAGCAGTTCCTCGACCCGACCTACGTCGTCGGGCTGGGGCCGGGCCTCGACGGCACGGCGCTGTTCGGCGCGATCATGGACTACGACGCCGGGTTCCAGGCCGAAGCCACGGTCTTTCCGAAAATGTGGACCGAGAAAGACCCGAGCGTCGTTTACACGATGTCTCAGTCGGCGCCCTTGTTCGCGCCTCTCAACCCGAACAATTCGTTCGTGATCAAGACCGAGGCACCGTAGGACGATACTCTTATAGCAGGTGGTTGAAATGCCCGAGCGCGTAGCAGTCCACAGGATCGTCGTTGGCGGCGGCGGCGACGACAACAAGAACCGTCGGGTGATCGAACCCGGCACAAGATTTAATACCGAAGAATACAACATTGACGCCGAGCAACTGGAGAAGTACGACCGGCAGCGTGTCACCCGCGAGCCGCGTGACCAAACGCGGGATGACGGTGGGCCGCGCGCCAACAGCCGCATGGGACGGGTGGTCGAGGGAAGGTCGGGACCGGCGCAAGAGGTCACCGGCAACCGGCCCGGCGAGAACGATCAGGGGGGCCGGGTGTTGCGCGAGCCTGCCGACAACCGCGACATGGTGCGCCAGGGGCAGCCTCAACAGCCGCCGGCCGCTCCAGCCGCTCCGGAGCACCCGGAAACCCGTCGCACTACCCGGCGCTCCGACAGCGACCTGTGAGCGACTGGTTCGCGCTGCGCACAAAAGCGCGGCGCGACATTTTCCGCACTTTCACGGTCAAGGCGACCTACAGCGACGGGGGCGTGGGGGAGCCGGTGGAACTCGCGGTCAACTGGCACTCGCGGTTCGGGTTGCCGGTCGGCGATCTCGCCGGCAGCGACTACAGCGGCGTCCTGGAAACCATCGACCGGCTGGTGTTCGACCACGCCGAACTGGTCGAGAAGGGGCTGGTCCTGCGGCGGGGCGGTCAGGTCGCGCTGACCGATTACGGTTACAGCTTCACGCTTGACGTGCGCGAGCCGAACAGCGGCCCGGTGCGTGAAATATGGACGGTTGCGAATTGAGCGTCATCATCGAAGCGGTCGGGTTGCGCGACCTCAAGAAGTTCTACGACCTCGCGCCCAAGGAGGCGACCCAGTCGGCGCGCATCGCGATCAATACCGCTGCCGAGCGCAAGGGGTTGGTCTTGGCGAAGAACGCAATGGCGATGCAGGTCAACTTTCCGCGTGGCTATTTCAACGAGGTCGGTCGCGGCGGCAAGCCCAATTTTGGGATCGGGCATCGCGCTACTGACAAGAATCTGGAAGCTACGATTGCCGGGCGTCAGGAACCGACCTCGCTGGCGCGGTTCGCCACCGAGCGGGCAAGTTTTATCAAGGGCCGGCATGCGCGTGGCACCCCGGTCACCGTGTCGGTACATCCCGGCCGTGCTCAGACATTCAAGCGCAACGCCTTCTTCCTGCGCCTCAAGAACAACAATATCGGGCTGGGCATCCGTCTCAAGGACGGCGAGAGCCTGACCAACACCGTGGGTGCGAAAATCATAACCGATGGGCCGCTGAAAGGGGTTGCGCTGCTGTACGGTCCTTCGGTCGATCAGATATTCCGTACCGTAGCCGTGGACATTTCACCCGAAGTCCTCGATGCTCTGACGGTAGAGTTTCTCCGTCAGTTCGAGTTGCGCACCCGTGATCTCTAGACAACTGGACTTTCTTGTTCGCCTGACCGCGCACCTTGAGGGTATCGTGCCGACCAATGGGTACGACTTTGACCTGACCGGCAAGGTGTTTCGCGGCCGGCGTGTGTTTGGCGCCGATGATCCCGACCCGCTCCTGTCAGTGGTTGAGCACCTCAGTGCCGATGTCACGCTGGACACGGCCGGCGAGAACCGTACTTCACGTAGCGAAACCTGGGTACTCTTGGTGCAGGGCTGGGCCAGAGTCATCAACGAGCACCCGACCGACCTCTTGTACAACCTGAAAGCCGCTACCGAGCACCGGCTGGCGCGCACCATTCAGACCAACGGCGGTGGCGGGCCTTTGTACCCAGCGGAGTATTTTCTCGGGCTGCACCGGAAAAACGTCACGATGCTGACAATCGGGCCTGGGGTCGTCAGTGCCCCGACCTCGGCAGACTCAAGTATGCGGTCTTTCTTCTACTTGCCGCTCGGCGTCGGCTGGGCGTCCGATGTGTGCGATCCTTTTGTGGAGGGCTAAACCATGCAGGCGATGAATACGCGCGACTACACAATCGGTCGCGGCCAGTTGTTCTTCAACAAGTTCATCACGGGTACGACGACGCCAACCGGCGAACGTTACCTCGGCAACAGCCCGGCGCTGACCGTGACATCGACCTACGCCGACTTGCCGCACTACACATCGGATTTCAAAGTGCGCGAGATGGACGACAACTTTACCCTTCAGACCGACCGGGGCGGCACGTTTAGCGTGGATAATGCCTCGATTGAGAACCTCGGATTGATGTTCGGCTCCGACCCGATCCCCGAGACGGTAACCGCAGCCACCGCAGCCACCGAGACGCTGACCGATGTCAAGCTCGGCTACTGGTATCCGCTCGGGGTTGCCGACGAAACCCCTGACGGGGCGGGAGCGGTGGCTAATGTAACGGTGACCTCCGGGGTGACGCCGGTTGTCGAAGAAGATAATTTCACGGTCGATCTCGACACCGGGCGCATCTACCTGTTGCCCGACGCCGCCGATGTCGTGGACGGGGACGACCTCACCGTTACTTACGATGTCGTTGCCGGCGAGAGCTTGCTGGTGATCGAGGAAGGCGAACAGGTCGAAGGCTCGATGCGCTTTATTTCGGACAACCCGAAAGGCAGCAATAAGAACTATTTCTGGCCGTATGTGCGCATTCAGCCGACTGGAGATTTCGCCGTCAAGGGCGAGCAGTGGCAGGTCTTGTCGTTCAACTTCGCGGTCCTGACCCCGAAAGACGGAAGGAAGCGCGTCTACGTCCGTGCGGTCTGACGTTTTCCTCCCCCGGCTCAAGCGGCAGACCGTGGCGGCGGCTTTGCCGGTTGTGCCGCAGAACAACCGGATGGGACCATGCTGAAAGATTGCGTCATAACGCGACGGAAAATAACTTTCGAGGGTGGCGAGTTCGAGTTGCGCGGCGTGTCGTTGCCCGACATCTCGAATGCTATAATGGAACATCGCGAAGCGGTGGACAGGGTCGCCGATATTCTGCGCAGTCGGGCCGACGTAACCGATTTCAACTCTATGATCGACATACTGATCGACGTTATACGGGAAAGCCCTTATCTTGCGGCTTTCTTGATTTGCAGTTGCGCCGACGAGCCGGATGCCTATTCGGCAGCGTTTCATCTACCGCTCGCAGTGCAGGTCGAAGCCCTGCGCGCCATCGGCGACATGACGTTCCAAGACGCCGAGGCCCTAAAAAAATTGATCGCCGACGTGAAAGGACTGCTGGCCGGGATACGCCCGCCGAGGCCGGTAGACGCGGCGGCGTAGAAAGCTGGTTCCTGCGAACCTACCAGGGCTTGCGCGAGCACGCCAACCTGCTGGTGTCCGAGGGATACAGTAGAGATTGCGTGTGGTCGATGCCGCTTGGGGTAATATGGACCGAGGCGGTCCTGACGACGCGGCGCATCCGGGGTCACGCGGTGTTGAACGCGGTCCTCATCCACGCCGCTATTGTGGACGCAATCGGGGGTGGCGGTCACTTGAAACAGATCATCGAGGATATCGAGGATGAGTGACCGGGGCGGCGGGCTGACCCGCGATGTTATCCTGCGGATCAGCGCGCAGAACCTCTCGACAGCCGACTTCCGCGCCGCCACTGCCGCCGTCAACGAACTGACCGCTGCCGTCGATAAACAAATCCAGGCGGCGGCGCGCGGCACCGTCAAGGAGAAGGAACTCACCGAAACCCTGGCGAAGCTGAACGATGTCAGCAAGAGCCTCACCGGGTTCGCCAGGATAATCGAGCACTTGAAGGGACTCGATGTCCAGATCGCGGCCCAGGTGCAAAAACTGGCCGAGGCCAAGAAAGCCTGGGAAGACCAGCAGGCAACGATAGCTGCGGCCGACAACGTCACCCAACGGATGACGACTCGTCTCGCTGGGTTGGAGCGCGCCCACAAAGCCGCCGAAACGGCGCTCGCCGGGCAGGTCGCGCGGCAGAAATCCTACCGGGACGAACTCGAAAAGAACGGGCTGGACGTACAAAACCTCGCCAACGCCGAGCGGCAGTTGCTCGCGGTGGCTGATCAAGCCGGGACGGTTGTCAACAAGCTGACTCTGGCGCGTGACAACTACGCCAAGATTTTACGCCAGACCCGTGAAGAAGAACAAAGAAACATTCAGACGCAGGAAGCCGCCACTAAGGCGGCGGAACAGCGCGCCGCCGCCGAGCGCGAAGTGGCGGCGGCACTGGAGGCTGCGCAGGCTCGTAGGATCGCGACCGACCGGGCAGCCTCGCAGGTTGAAGTCGCTGCCGGTGCTCAGAGAGTCCTCGATGAGCGCCGTATCCAGAGGGAGATCGAGGAGGGCGCCCGCAAGGCAGCAGCGGAACAGCGTGCTGCCCGCATGGCAACGGTGCAAGCCGAAGTCGAAGCTAACGCCAAGCGGCGCGAGGAGGCGAACAAGACCGAGCGCGCGATAGCCGCCGACCGCGCCAAGGCTGCGGCTGAGGTGGCTGAAGGGGCTAGACGCGGTCAGCCGGTGGACGCGGAGCGGATGGAGCAAATCCGCCGCAATATCGAAGAGCGCAACCGACTGCGCCAGATCGAAATTCGCTCCGAACTTGAGGACGAGCGGCGTCGTAGCATCGGGGTTCTCGGCCGGATGCGCGAGGACATGGCCGCGCGCCGCGCGCTGCGCCGGCAGGATCAGGAGGAACAGCGGAACGAGCGGCGAACGGGCGGCGGGCAGACCAGCCAGCCAAGTATTTTGGGGTTGCGTCCTTACGAAATAACGAATTTAGGTTATCAAGCGACCGACGTGTTCCAGGGCGCGCTCTCCGGTACGAGCGCCGGGGTCATAGCGGCGCAGCAGGGGCCGCAAATCCTTCAGATATTCGGGCTGGCCGCTCTCAAGTGGGCGCCGGTCATCGTTGCCGCGCTCGGCACCATCACGGTGGCTGTGGGAGCCTTCCAGCGCGTGCTGCGCGAGCAAGCCGCCGGCCGCGAGTTTGGCGGGCTGCTCGCCGCCAACGCCCAGTCGATAAACTACAACAAGCAACAACTGGTTGATCTCGGCAAAGCCGCCCGCGACATGGGGATGTCTTGGAAGGAGGGCATCGACGCAATCAGGACCGCGATGAGCGGCAACATCGCTCAGGATCGTATTAAACAACTGTTGCAGGCGGCGCAGGACGTTAGCGATGTTACCGGCACCAAGGTGCCGGATGCGATGAAGCAGTTTGTTGATGCTTTGTCGGGTAGCGGCGACGAATTGTTGAAACTCGGGGCTGAGTATCGTTTGTTTGGTCGCGAAGAAGAAAAATATATTCGCGATCAGGTTAACGCCGGCAATGTCGAGGAGGCGCGTCGTTTCACTATCGAGCGTCTCAGTAAAGTAATGCGGGAGCGGGCCGAGATAGCCCTCAGTCCGTGGACCCGAGCACTGCGCGAAGTAAGCAAGGCGTGGGACGATTTCCTGTTGTCGTTCGCCAAGACCGAAGAGTTCAAGGCGCTCAATACTATGTTGTTGGGCTTGATAGATACGCTCGGGAAACTCGCTCTCAAGCTAGACGAACTCTCCAAGGCGGGCGGGATCGGTCACGCGCTCTTGGGTGCTCTGGTCGGCCCCAACAGCGTTGTCGTTCGCGCCATCAACGAAGTCAAGGCGGCGCTGGGGCAGCCGCCGGTAAGTTTCCGCACTACGGCGTTCGCCGAAGAAGCCGCTATCGCCTATGGTGCCAAAGTTCCTCCGGAAACCAGTGCCAATCTTGTCGGCAACCAGAAGGTTGTTTCCGACTGGCTTGCTGCTCGCGGCTACAGCCCGGCGCAGGCCGCCGCGATCATGGGTAATGCGTCGGTCGAGAGTTCGTTCGATCCGACCATAATGAACCCCACCGGGCATTTCGGCTTGTTCCAGTGGGACCAAAACCGGCAGAAGGCGCTCAATGGCTCGAACGCCATTATCACACAACTGGAGTTGATGGATAAGGAACTCACCGAACTCGACCCGACCTTTAAGCAATCCACCGATAATTTTGTCGAGTTGACCCGGCGGTTCCGCGACACGTTTGAGCGCCCGATCCCGAAAGACAAGATCGGCACCGCGTTCGACATCGAAGACCTCAACAAGCGTGCTGTCGCTGCTGCCCGGTTCTACCAGAAACCTTCTGCCGCCACCCCCGCAGGCGCAGCCACGCGCTCCGCGACGGCTGCCGAGGAGCCTGTTCCGGTCAGCATCGGGCCGACCCCGACGCAACGGATCGAAGGCGAGAAGGCGCTCGAACAGGACAAGGAACGCTATGCAATCGAGCACGCGATCTCGGTCGAAGCCGAAAAACAAGCCGAGTTCGCCAAGATCGAACGCGAGATCAGGCAGTCGAACAAAGACCCGGTGTCGGCGGCAACGCAAATCCGGATCAAGCAGCGCGAAGTTGAACTCAAACTGCAAGAGGAACAGCAGGCTCGCCAGCGAAAGCTCGAACAGGAAGACATAGACCGGGCCAAGTATCTTACCGAGATACGCGCTGCCGGCGAGAAGGCGGTGGCCGAGGCTCGCGCCCGAGGCATCGAAGGCTACCGCGAACTGCAACGTATCGAGGACGACGCCAAGACCAGGGAAAACAACCGGCTCAACCGGATCGACCAGGAGAAAGACCGCTACCAGGGCATCGTCACCGCGATAGACAACGTCAAGCGGTCCCTGGACGGTGCCTACGGGCCGGATGTCGAGGGCCGCATCGCCGCCGTGCGGCTCCAGTTCAAGGATTTGGGAGAACAGATCAGGCGAACCCTGCGCGAGAACGTCCTGACCGACAAGGCGCCCTTGGAAGCCGAACTACGGGGGCTTCCAGCCTTGCAGGAGCGCGCCGAGTTCGTCGCGCGCGGTAAAGCCTATGAAGACCAAGCCAAGGCGGCATTGGCGGCGCGCAACGACCTGATCCAGTCCTACAACAAGCTCTACGATGTCGGCGCGATAACCCTGGAGGAGAAGAACAAGGGGATCGAGGAATCCTACAAGAGGATCACGCCGGCCCTTAACGACGCCACCGACTCGCTGGAGAAGTGGAACCAAGAAGCCCGCGAGCGGGGCGACGTACCGGCGATACAGATCGACCGGACCACTGCCGCGATCAAGGAGTTACGCGCCGAAACCTTGTACCTCGACCCGTTCTGGAAGGGGCTGAAGTCTACCATCGAGGACAGCTTTGGCACCAATCTGACCGAAGCCTTCAACACTGTCTCCGAATCCATCGGCAAGGCCATTGCCAAGACCGGCGAGTGGAAAGACGTGTTCGTCTCGCTGGAGAAAGCCGCCGCCAGTTTCTTCTCTGGCGTCCTCAAGGACATCGCCGCCTACATCATCAAGTACGAAGCCCTGCGGCTGATCCAGGGCAGCGGTGTGTTCGGCGATCTCGGCATTACCGGCGGCGGCGGAACGGGCCTCCTGAGCCTTCTGGGGCTGGGAGGAACGGCGGCGACAGGAGCCGGGATCGGCGGCGACATGGGGCTGGTGAGCGGCTTGGTGGCGCATCAGGGCGGCGTCATCGGCACCGTCCAGTTTCCGCGCCGTTCGGCTCAAGCCTCTTGGTTCGACCGAGCGCCGCGCTACCACACGGGCGCGGTGGTTGGACTGGCCGCGAACGAACAGACCGCGATCCTAGAACGCGGCGAGGAAGTCCTGACTCGCGACAGCCCGCGCAATGTGATGAACTTGCGCGCCCGCGCCGCGCCCGACATCAACATCCGCAACGTACTCGTCGCCGATCCTGACCTCGTGCCCAGCCACATGGGGAGCCTGAAGGGCGAGCGGGTCATCATGAACGTCTTGACCAAGAACGCAGCCACCGTGCGGCAGCTTGTCCGGTGACGGTTGAGACGATCCCGGTGTGGAGCCTCTACCCCGACTGGACGGACGGGGTGCTGGAAACGCTTGAGTTCCTGTCCACCGTTGCCGAGAGTTCAAGCGCGATAGAACAACGTCGCGGGCTGCGCCTGACCCCGAGACAGTATTTCGAGTACAGCTACATCCTCCAGGGGCCGTTGCGCACTTACTTCGATATGCTGACGATGCGGGCGGGCGGCTCGCCGGTTTATGTTCCGATATGGCATGATGTCGAGCTTCTACCGTACACGCATGTTGCCGGCTCGACCGTGTTGTCGATAGACGTTACCTACACCGAGTTTATGAACTGCGACGTGGTTATGCTCGGCGGGCCGCATGACTATGAGTTGGTCGAGATACTGGGCCGAGCGGATACCATCGTAACCTTGACATCCGGCACCATTAACGAGTGGCCGAAAGGCACCCGCGTTGTACCCCTCAAGAAGTGCAAGCTGGACCAGCAGCCGTCAACGACGCGGCGCAGCGAGAACGTTCATGTCGCTCGCGTGAAGTTTTGTTCGGTTGAACCCAACCGCACCGACGCCGAGTCGCCGCTCAACACATTCGGCGTTCAGTACATACTGGAGGAAGACCCGAACGAAGTCGAAGACCTGACGTACAACTACGAGCGGGTGCTGTCACTGTTGGACAACACCACCGGGCTGCCCTCGATGAGCGACGTAACCGGGCGGGTGCTCCAGCAGTTCGCGTGGTGGCGGCGGGGCCGCGCCGAGCACCACCGGCTGCGCGGCTTGTTCTACGCATTGGACGGGCGCCGGATGCCGGTGTGGGTGCCGACGATCTACCGCGATTTCGAGCCGGTCTTCCCGCTCCACGCGGGCGACCTCGCAATCGACGTGCAACGCTGCGGCTACACCAACCTGGGCGGGCCGGGTCCGCAGCGGGAGTACATCCTGATCCAGACCCATGCCGGGAACCGTCACTACCGCCGGATCACCGACAGCGTAATTCTGGACGACGGCACAACCGAACGCCTGTTCCTCGATGGCGCGGTGGGTGAGGACATCCCCTTGAACCGGCTGCGGCGCATCTCGTTCCTCGTGCTCTGCCGACTCGATCAGGACACCGTGGAGTTCCACCACCACACCGCGACACGCGGCATGACAACCACCACTGCCACCTTTCGTTCGGCAGCCGCGAAACCCGGTATCGAGAACCTGTTCGAGGTGCCGCCTGGGGTCGTCCCGCCCGCGTTCTGCGCGTCCGACTTTAACTGGTGGGCGGGGTCGCCCTCGCTGACCGAGTCGGCGTTCGGCCAGATGGTCGCGTCGCAACTGGACAGTTTCGGCAATTACTACCGGGACATGGGTGCTTTCAGCCGTTCGACGCGCATCTACAATAGCAACGGCGTGTTGCTGAACGAGTACACCGACACGCAGTTGTTCGACGCCATCAATGCGTGGTTCGGCAGCGATATAGTCCAGTATCATAGGTACAACGGTATCACGATGTCTCCATTACGCCAGGGGCGTTATGTCCTGGCACATGTATCGACCGACAATCCGATCCACAACTTCAATAAGTGGTGGGTCTTGTTGGAGCCGCACCTTGACGGGTCGCTGACCGTGGTGGGGGCGGTCTACAACCAGAACTTCAACGGCCCGCCGTATTCCAATGGCGGTTTCCGCGTCATGGATTTGTTTTCCGACGACACATGCCTGACGGTTCTTTGTTTTGCGTATCTCGGTGCGACTTATGCAACTATGCTAGTGCTGCCGACAATCAATGATTTCTTGAGCAACACTTACAGCACTTGCCTTATTCCGACCAAGACCCTGGAGCCGATCGGCAACGAGGCCGACCTCTCGCGTAATTTCTGGGCGTTGGTGCCGAATAACCAGAACCGGACGTTCGGCTTCCGGCTCCCCGGTGCCGGAAGAGAGTTGTACTATGTGTACGTCAATCGTTTTTACACCGAGCAGAATTTAACCAGTGGGACTTACGCCTGCCCCGAGATCAGGAACGTCATCGGGCCGCTTTACCCGTTCGGGTTTATGCTGAAAATCCCGTTGGGCGATATCGGCGACTTCGACGCATTGCCGGGGTTTCAGCCGACCGGCGACTACATTATCGACAACCCCAGTTGGATCGACCAAGACGGCGGGGTGACGATCCCGTTCAACGAGGAATACACCTACCTGTCGGACGGCACGGTCGGCGGCAAGGACGTGTTCTCCCCTCTGGCCGGCGTCCAGCCGCGCACCAACGGGCGTTTCTGGATCGTCTTCGTGATGACCGGGCAGTACGATTCGCTGCACCGTGGCGTGGGCGGCAGCGCGGGTTTGCCGGTATGGGCTAGGGTCAGGCTGTTCGACTACGACCCAACCACCGAGATAGCAAGACAAGTGGGCGATCACACCTGTGTGCTGCGCGAATCCGGTGACGGCCCCGGCACGTCTGCAAGTGTCCTGCAAAACGATTTGTATCTGGTGCCAACCGTGATCGAGGCTCCCGGCAGTGCGACCATCAGCCTGTACGGCATACTTTATCGTACCACCTTCTGCACGTTTTACTTTGAGGAAGAGTGATGGCGACAGCGACATTAGAAAGGTCTGCTTTCTCCGGTCGGCCGCTTCAGTTGTACAGGTTTTTGCGCTCGTCGGGCGGCACTGACTTTTACTGGCGGTATAACGGCTCGGATCGCGATCTTACCTATCTAGGCGATTTGTACGAAGCGGTTTCGATATCTGATGAGGGCGTGCGCCTGACCGGCGAGGCGGCGTCCTCCGAGTTTAAGATAACCTTGCCTTCCTTTGTGCAGTTCTGCGACGACTACCGGGCGGGCGGGGTGCCGCCCTCCGATACTATTTACGCCCATGTGTTCCGGGTCCACGCCGACGACATAACCGGGCTGGACACTGCCGTGCCGTTTGTAGACATGGCGGCAGTGGTGTGGGCCGGTACGGTGGATGGGATCACCCAGTCCACCGACACCGAGATGCAGATAACCTGCTCGACCCTGGCCGCGTCGATGAAACGCTCGGGCCTGCGCTACACATGGCAGAAGAACTGCCCGCACATGCTGTACGACCCGCTGACCTGCAAGGTGGACAAAGCGGATTTCAGGGTAGACGCCACGGTGGACGAGGCGCACGGCAGCATCGTCACCGCCAGCGAGTTCGCCGGATTTGTCGATGGCTGGTTTACCGGGGGATTTATCGAGTTCGTCACTCCCGAGGGCTTCCTCGAAACCCGGATGATAAACCGGCACCTGGGAAGCTCGATACGACTGTTGACGCCGGTTCTGGGCATGGTCATAGGCGACCCGGTGGTTGCGTACCCCGGTTGTCGAAGAACCGTGCGTGACTGCATCGACAAGTTCAACAATTACGAAAACTACGGAGGGTTTCCACACATACCCGGTCGTAGCCCTTATGATGGGAACCCCGTGTTTTGAACCTCGTATGGGCCTTAGCCATATTGGTGGTGAGCTATGCGATAACCGCGCTCACTTCCAAAACCACGAAGCCTAAAGACGCGATCCCGGCACGGCTGTCCGAGTTCGTGTTTCCCTCGCACGAGGAAGGCACACCGCAGCCGGTGATATTCGGGGAATGTTGGACGGGCGATTGGATGGTACTGTATTATGGCAACCTGAGCACCGAGAGCATTAGGGCAAAAAGCGAGTCGAGCAAGAAAAAGTGATCGTTCGCATCAACCACGTTCGCAAGGCCCGCCTCTGTAACCGGGGCGCACGGGAGTGGTTTGCCCGCCAGGGCTGGAACTGGCAGGAATTTCTCGACAACGGCATCGACGCCGATTTGCTGATCGCCACCGAAGACCCCTACGCGCTGCGTGCGGTTGAGGCGGCGCGCCCCGTGGTGGACAGTGAGTAAGAAGGGCGGCGGCGGCAGGCAGGTCGTCGGCTTTCGCTACATCATGGCGGTCCACAGCGGCTGCTCGCGCGGCCCGGTCAACGAGTTCTGCGAGGTGCGCGTCGGCGACCTTGAAATCTGGTCGGGCGCGGTAAGCTCCAACGACACAATACAGCTAGACGCGCCCGACGCTTTTGGGGGTGACGAGAAAGAGGGCGGCATCGTCGGCAATCTCGATGTGCTGATGGGTGCCGACGACCAGACGGTGCCATCCATTATCACCGACAACATGACTGGCGATGTTCCAAACTGGCGCGGGGCGCTGACAACCTTCTTTTACGGACAGGTCGGGTCGAACAACCCCTACCCGAAAGCCTGGAAGTTCCGGCTGCGCAGAACGACAGCGGGGTGGGACGCCGATGATCCCTGGTATCCCGAAAAATCACTCATCATTCTTTCGACCGACGCGATGGTGACGCTGACCTTCATCGCCCAGCCGGAGGACGAAGAGTACATAATCATCAACGATCTGAGGGCTTATTTTCGCACCGCAGAACACACCGCGACCTATGATGTAACAATCGGCGACAGCATAGAGGAGACGGTCACCAACTTCGCCGACATGATTAACTTCTATTCTATCGAGCTAGGGGTTACGGCGGTCGTGACCGGCAACGTCGTAGAGATACGCGGCCTCGACAACATCATGCCGGTGGTTGAGACACCCTTCGGCTGGGTCACCAACATCGCGGCTGGCGGTGACATCCACGCGATGAACCCCGCGCATATCGTCTACGAGTGCGTAACCAACCCCGTCTGGGGCAGAGGCTTGCCCCGCGCGATGCTGGACGATGTGGCGTTTCGTGCTGTCGCCGATGCCTTGTACGCCGAAAATTTCGGATTGTGCATCAAGTGGTCGCGCCAGGACGACATCGACGTATTTGTACAGAATATCATCGACCACATCGGCGGCGCGTTGTACATCGACCGGCAGACCGGCCTCTTGAAACTACGATTGATCCGCAACGACTACGACCCGAATGCGCTGATAGCTTACACGTTCGATAACGGCATACTGGACATCACCGAGGACCAGACCTCCTCGCGCGACACGATGACGAACGAGATCATAGTCGAGTTCAACGACCCGGTGACCGACAAGGTCGGGTCGGTGCGGGTGCAGAACCTCGCCTCGTTTCAGTCGGTCGGCTCGATTGTTTCGCAGACGATACAGTATCCCGGCATCGCCACAGCCTCGATGGCCCTGCGGCTGGCGCAGCGCGATCTGGAGTTCCATTCGTCGCAGCTTCGCAGGCTGACCCTCAAGATGACCCGCGCGGCGTGGCGGATCGCGCCGGCCGACGTGATGAAGATCAACGTGCCGACCCGTGGCATCGCGGACATGCTGGTGCGGGTGGGTGAAATAGAAGAGGCCGCGCTGACCGGCGAAGAGATCACGGTCAAGGTCGTGCAAGACGTGTTCGGCCTGCCGGACACGATCATCGTGGACCCGCAGGAGAGTTTCTGGCTGCCGCCCGACAGGTCGGCTCGGGTCATCGCCGAGCGCGAACTGACCGAGATCACCTACTTCGACATGGTGGACAGCCTGCCGCAAAGTCAGATAGGCGATTTCACCGCCGACGAAGGCTGGATCAAGGTCTACGCGAAACGTCCGAGCGACGGGACGATACAGTACGACCTGCAAACCAAGACGGCGAGCGAGGCGTATGTTACCCGCACTACTGCCGGGTTCGACTCTGTCGCGTATCTGGTCGGCGACATCGGCTATTACACAACCACGTTGGAGTTCGAGCGCGGCTCGCTGATGCTCGATGTCGTTCCCGATCAAGTGCTGCGCATAGACGACGAGTACATGCGGCTCGACTCTATAGATCGAACCGCCGGGACGCTGACGGTCGCACGAGGCGTGGTTGACACGATCCCGGCACCGCACGCCGGGGGAACGCGGATATGGTTCCAGACCGCGTTCCCGACAACCGACTTTCGTGATTACGCGACCGGCGAGGTTGTATTCGCCCGGTTGTTGTCTCGTACTACCTCCCAGACCTTAGACCCGGCGTTCGCCTACGAAGATACTATTACGATGGCGTCCCGCCAGGGGCGACCCTACCCACCGGGAAATATGCAGGTCGAAGGGGTCGGCTTCGGAACGCCGGCCACGGTGACCGGCGATGTGGATTTCACCTGGGCGCACCGCGACCGCATCGTGCAGAGCAACACTTTGCTGGAGCACGAAGCGGGTTCGACCGGGCCGGAACCGGGTACAACCTATACAGTGCGAGTCTACGGTCCAGACGGGACGACACTGTTGCGAACCGATGCCGGGATCGCAGCGACAAGCTGGAGCTACACGGGCAGCATGGCCGCAGCGGACGGCGACCCCCCGGCAATGTGGTTCTGGATCGAGTCGGTCAGGGACAGCATTGCAAGCTGGCAGCACTACTGGATCGGTGTCTCTCGTCCGTTCAGCTTCGATACCGGGTTCGACTACGACTTCGACGGGAGTTTCTGATATGCCCGGTTCCGCTGGTCCGCGTCACGGGTTTGTGTGGGGCTACTCGGCCGGCGAAACCGGCTGGGGGCTTGGCGGGTTCAACCCGAACTTCGCCAAGCTCGAAGCGTTGCTGCATCTCTCCGTCACCTCGATCACCTCGACGCCGCCGGGAACCCCTGCCGCCGGCATGGTCTACATCGTCGGCGGAAGCCCGTCAGGGGCGTGGGTGGGCCACGCGGGTGCCGTGGCTGCGTACTATACGACAGGCTGGGTGTTCATCGTTCCGGTGACCGGGGTGCGCGCCTGGAACGTCGCCACCTCGACCTATTGGCGGTACAGCGGCAGCGCCTGGACCGAGGAGCCGGCGGCAGGCGACGTGTCCGGCCCAGGCGGCGCGGTTGCCGGGGCGGTCCCGGTCTACGCCGACGCCACCGGCAAGCTGCTGGCCGACAGCGGCATCGACTTTGGCGACCTGTTGCAGATCGGCGCACCGCTAGTGCCGGCCAATTTTATCGCGGTCGATGGGGTGGGACGGGCAATCGACAGCGGTGTCTCTATAGGCGGGCTTGGCACCGGGGATGTCACCGGCCCGGCCGGGTCGGTCACAGCCGGCAACCTCGCGTCTTACGCCGACACGACCGGCGAACTGCTCGCCGACAGCCTCGTGCCGGTGGCTGACCTGATCCTGGCCGGCGGCGCACTGGTCGCGGGCAACCTCGTCACGGTCGATGGCAGCGGCGACCTCGTGGACACCGGCATCGCCGCAGGCGATACCGGCGCTAGCGTTACCGTAGCCGACACAGCACCGTCGTCCCCGGCGACCGGCGATCTGTGGTGGGACAGCAGCGGCGGCCAGTTGTATGTGTTTTTCGACAGTTACTGGGTCGCGGCAACAAATCTCCCCGGTTCCCCAGGGTGGGCGGGAGGACCGATCCATGCAGATGATTATATTTATTTTGGCGGCGCTACTGGTACTGTAAATGCGGCCGGCGGCAGTTTCATCTACGGCGATGGCGACTATCTCATAGCGCACACCGGGGCGTCCGGTTCTTTCCTAGTCCAGAACGCTGCCGGCGACACTTCGCTGACGATAGGCCAAACGCACAAGGCGACGTTCGTCGGCGTTGTTGCGGTCAGCGGCAACGGCAACCCAATGCTGGAAGTGTTGAGCGCCTACTCGGTGTT